GTGCCCAAGACATAGTGTTCTCGGTGCTGTTGTAGTAAGGAATACCTTTGATGTCAGTGGGTTCCCACAGGCTTAAACGCACATCGACAACTTCACGACCTGCTTCGTCGCCGATTTGCTTAACGATATCGCTCTTGCCGATACCGGGAGGGCCCCACATGAACACGGGACGCTGGATCTTGATGCACTTACGCAGGCTTTTCTTAGCCTCGTTAGGAGTAACTGTGCGGTTTGCGGAGATTTTTTCTGCCATGATAGACTTTCTATAAAGTTGATGTTTACTGTGTGTATTGCTTGCTGCAATAGCTTAATTATACAGAAGATCTTAGTCTACGTCAAGTAGTTGTGGCTTTATTTGCGCGGTCTTTTGCCTTTCCAAACTTTTGTAGATCACCGCTGAATAAGACAAGTTGAACAGCTATCTTTTCTCGACTTACAAAAATGGATCGTTTGGTCATATACCAGGGGCAATCGATGAACTTATCTAACCATATGATTAGTTGATTAGTGATTTCTATGTTGTTTGGGAGGTCTATTTGATAAAACTTAAGACCTACGTCTTTTGAAATAATTTCGTAACCTTGCGTAGTTAGACCTAAACTACGATCTCCGTTGAGTCTTGGATTAACCCACCATGTCCACAAATATTTTTCCAGGCTTTTTTCATCATCGGGAAGACCTGAATCTTTAAGGAATTCTTTAGTTAGTTTAAGTTTGGTATCCATCGAGGATCTTTTCACCCGTAGTTAGTTTATAAACTTCAAAATCACTACAGTTGAACAACTTGTTTAGTTTTTCTGCCAAATTGAAGGCGTGACCGCTATTGGAAAAACTAACTTTTTTGTACTTCGGTCCTAGTTGTTGTGCAACAATAGAACTGGTTTTAAGATTCACTGGCTTGCCTTTATAAAAGACAGCCCAAATGGCGTCAGCTTCTAAAACCTGTTCTGTTTTGTAAGTTTTTTTATTGGTTATTTCTAATAACACTGTTGGTTTAGGTCTTGACATATATGCGTTCCGTAGTACGCATTTATTTAGCGAGGTTTTACCTAAATCCTCCGCCGTCCATATTAACCTGTATAACAGCTGGGGCGGATTCGACGGAGTTTAACTTCTCGTCTAAATTACCTGCAATACGTGTCATAGCAACTGCAAGACTATCTGACAAAGATTGCACCTCTTTTATGTCTAAAGTGAGGTGTTTTTGATTACTTTTGATGGCAATTCGAGCCTTATCTAGGAAGGTTTCGATGGGTAATGTATTGAGTTGTTTCATAGCTTGTTAACTTGATTTAAGACAGTTTTCATTTCAGCATCAGTTTTAAACGGTCCTTGAAATGGATAGCGTTCTAAAGTGATTAGCTTAGGGCAGAAGCTTTTTACCCATCCTTTTTTAAACTGAATTACATAATAACCTGCACAATACAGACTTTTGCTCTTGCTACTTTTAGCATAAATTGGCAACCGCTTCTTTATGTTATACACTGGATTGTAGGGTTTGCTGCTACACGGATAGTCGTAGATGTATTTGCTATCGGCAGCCTTTACTGACTTGATACTTTCTACAGTTTCTTTGAATAACTCTGTTCCAAACTGTGCTTTGACTTCTGATAAATCGTGAAGTTGTGTTTTAACACCATTTCTAAAGAAAGCATACCCTTTCTTTTCTTTATTAAGTGTACCTAACTTAGTTCCGTGATCTTCTACAATCCATACTTTGTTAGGTACAAGCACCTTTGCCTTTGTGTTCATTGATGATACCTTGCATTTAGTGGTTCTGCATAACTTGTAACTTGTTCTGATACTTTAACAAGATCAAACGATGTGCAAAACTTTAACAATCTAATGCCTACTTGACTGATTTGTTTTTCTTCAGCAATTGCAGCATCGATTGTTTCTTTAATTAATACTTTAATCTCATCTGGTTGTGCTGTCAAGTCGCATAGCAGCTTATTACGATTGTAATCATCTAATACACGATGTTCAACACCTTCGTGATCTACCCATTTTTGCAACATTAAGTTATTCCAAGACCAGCCTTTAGAGTTTCGATCGGCAAATGCTTCTTGCAACCCTACTTTGTTCTTAGTACCTTTTGTTCTAACACCAGGATACGCACTAAAAATATTATCACTTGTATCGCCGCGCATACATTTTTCAAATAGCAACCATTCTGGATCAGGTGCAGGTTTAAGTTCTTTTGTTTTCTTATCAACAATACGCTTACCTTTTTCGTCAAAGTATCCTTCGTGCGTAGTTGTAATCTGCATAACACCGTTATATTGTTTTACATTGGGTGCAATCAGTTGTGCAAAGTCTCCGTCTGTTGAAATAATAACGTGTGTATCGTCTGGATGACTTTTAATAAAACCTGCAATTAGATCGTCTGCTTCGAGTTGTGGGTGACGTAACACAGTACAGTTAGTCTTTTCAATAACAAACTCTTTAAACTGATCAAACGTTTCCCAAAACACTCGATCTTCTTCTTGTTCTCGTGGACTTTGTGCAGCACGAGCTTCGGTACGCTGTCGTTTATACGGTGCGTAATGATCTTTGCGCCAGCTGCGACCTTCAAGATAGAAGATAACGTGAGTGCCTTTAAACTCACGCCAAGCCTTACGAACACTGCTCAATACAGTTTGAATACTCATACCTACTTTGTCTTCTAAGCTACCACGAACTACGTGGCGTGCTCGGAAGAATGTATTTGCTGTGTCTACGTGAATAAATGTTTGTGCCATTAGCTAATTTCGGATTTACCGTTGCCTAAGTTGTTTACGTTGATATAACCGCTGCCTCGACGATCCATTGGAACACCTTCTTCTGCACCAATACCGCGGCACAGATCTTGAAACCATTTATCTACAATCTCTTCGTCTGTGTCGCCGTAATATCCTGCGGTCTTTAATTGTACAACAAAGTATTCATTCCAGTCAAGCTCAAAAAAACCGTTGCGAGGATTCTGATCATTTACGTGGGTTTCTAATACTGCAATATATGGTTCTTGTTTTGCGTTTGCACGATCCTTAGGTCCTAACTTTGCTAATTCTTCTGCCATCTTAGCTGCCGCTGCTGCATTATTTGCCGCAGTCGCAATCTTTACAGATTCTTCTGCTTCACGTTTGGCATCTTCTGCAAGTTTGATTGCTTCGGCTGCTGCTAGTGTAGCTTCTTCTTTGATTTTAGCAACGCCTGTAATTTTTTCAAATAAATTTCTAATATAACTCATATGTTTCCTTAAGTGCCCCACTCGTTTTTAAACAATGGAACTTGCAACCGATCACTATAACGTAAACCATGTTTCATTGCTAAGTCTGCTACGTTGCGATTGTTCAATGCATACACACTTTCTACTCCACCTATTGGCATTAGATAAACATGTCCTTTAAATCCAGCGGCACGAAACTCTTTAGTTGCTCGTTGCGCATCTTCAAAATCTTGTTCTGTAGCAATAACAAACTTCAAATATGCTGTTCCAACTTTTTCGTATTCGCAAACAACTGCTGGGCAAATAGCATCTTCCCACTTCTCACCAC